CCTGCAAGTAGCACAGTGGATATGGGAGAACTTTGACATCTGTTCTGGTATTAGTCTGTTGCCGTTTAGTGACCATATATATCAACAAGCTCCGTATGAGGACATCAGTGCTGAGAAGTATGACGAGTTACTAGCAGCGATGCCACAGGGTGTTAGTTGGGATGACCTAGAGAACCATGAGCAAGAAGATAACACCACAGGTTCACAAGAGTTAGCATGTACTGGAGGCGCGTGTGAGATAGTGTAAATTGTAAGTACTAAAAAGCCCTGTGTAGTCAGCTACGCAGGGCTTTTTTTAGTTTACTACTCAGATGTCAACATCCCTGCTCCTACTCTAGGGAATGAAGCGATAGCGTCAACTGCTGACATACCCCCTACTAAGGGTTTTTGTAACGCTTGTCTAGCAACTTCTTGCGGGACTGTCTGTCCTGCTATTATTTTCTGTGCTGTCGGTGTAGCCAACGCTCTTGAAGCACCTACTACACCTGCCGCTGATGTTAAACCTCCTGTTAAACCTGCCTGTAAACCTGTTAGACTACCTATGACAGCAGAAGAAGCGAGAAGCTGATACCAAGTAGGGTTTTGAGGAGTCCTTGTTTGCTTTATAACATCTAACTCGTTTTTACCCGCTGCGATAGCATCTTTAAGCTCGTCTTCTCTTTTCAAGTTCTGGGCTATACGTTCTGCGCTGGCGGGGTTATTACTCAAGTTCTTTTTTAAAGTTGCAGTTTCTTTAGCAATAGCGTTTTTCTCAGCTACGGCTTTGTTCTTAACTCTCTTTAGCTCATTAGCCCTACGCGCAGTTAATTTATTAGCCAGTTTGTTAGCACTAGCAACAATAGCCCCTTCCTGTTTAGCGGTCAAGGCTGCTAGTTGCTCTGCCTGTTCTCTAAGTGCGCCTTTACCTCTACGAGCTTGTTGTGGTGAGTTCTTTTTAATAGAAGCTATCCACTCGTCAGGTGTAAACCTACCTTGTCTTCCAGCCTTTGTAGACGCTCTTGTAACCGCATCTCTCAATACTGTCTGGGAAGCCCATGCTGCTACGTCACCTTCAAAAGCTGCTAGTCTTTTACCACTTAACTGCTTTTTCATGTTTTCGTCAATTACACTCTGTATCTCTCTGTACAAGCCCTGCATAAGAGCAGATTGACCGCCTTCATCAGACATCTTAGAAGCAGCCATGCCAAACGAGTTACGCACTGCGGAAAGGTCTTCACCTTTTATTCTACCTGTTTGGGGATTACGTTTTGCCGCTAATGTAACTAAGCCGTCCTCAATCAAGTTCTTAACACCTGCTTTACCCGCTAACAGAGACAAAGTAGTGTCCTTAGCTACTCTGTTTTCAATCTGTACTAACAGTTCTTCAGGTTTCATTCTAAAAGAGATATCTTTAATAGAACGGAATCCTTCTTTCTGCCATAGCTTCTCTAACTGATTCATGGCAACATTTGGATCACCTGCTTCCAAGATTTTAGCCACGTCCGTTTTCTTAGCACCTACTGGAACTGAGTTATCAAAAGCAGCTAAACGTAGTATATCGTTATTAGATTCTACGATGTTTTTTACTTGCTGTGTTTTACGCGCAATAATCTCACCTTTAGAACCTAAGAACTTGTCATATTTACCTTTAACAATTTCTTGAGCAACCTCAGCTTGACCTGTTACATCTACACCTTTAACTGCTCCTACTTCTGTTACGTTGTCTACAGTATTTCGCAACTGTGCTGTTGCTTCAGCAGCTTCAACTTTAGAAGCCCTTAAAAAATCTTTTAACGCTTTCTCTCGTTGAGCCTGTTTTAAGACAAAAGGAGCAACAACCTTTTCTTCTTGCGCTCGTATAACTCCTTTACCGCCTAAACTTGGCCCAACTACGTCACGATAGAAAGATTGAAATAAAGCTTCTGATGCATCATCTTTCTTAGCCGCTAAAGTAATAGGAGTAAACACACCATCTTGCTCTAAAGGTGTGGCTATTTTTTTCTTTAGTAGCCATCCTCCTGCCCCAATACCAGCACCTAAGCCTAAACCAAATAAAGCACCTGTCCCTGCTTCCTTAGCCATTGTATCTACATCTTTGGCTTTACCCGCACCGTAGATACCGCCTTCAACAGCACCTCTCGTAGCCAGTCCTGTTATTCCTCTAGCTACTGGCCCTACTTTAGCTACTGGACTGACAACAGCACCTGTTATTTCAGCACCTATAGCAGCAGCAGGTTGTCTCTCTTCAAAACTTTTAGTCTGCGCGTCATATATAGCCCTGTTCCTAGCATAAGCCTCGTCATAGGTTTCTTCCCCTAAAGCACTTTCAGCTAAGGCAGTAATACCTACTCTATATTCGTCATACCAACCTAAACTAACACCCTGCATAAAAGCCATAGCAGTATTGAAGTTATCCTGCTCTAACCACTCACCAGTTTCTACTTCAGCCTGTTCTTCTGTTTTATCTATGTTTCCCACAATGTCATCAAACATGCTCAATGAAACATTGGGGTTGTTTGACGCAGGAGGAGTAGGTGTATCAAACATTGTAGGGGATATTTGTCCATTAGCCATTATTAAAAATCCTCTCTTTTAAGAGTTGCTAAAGTTTTATTGGCTCTGTCAAGTTTTTGTTTAGCATCCATGTAATCAAAACCAAACTTCTGTTCAAAAAAAGCTAAAGCAGCGGGGTCATAGTTTACTGCTGCTAGTCTTTTCTCTGCGGCAACAATAGAAGAATGTCCTAGTTGTTTTTCTAATTGTTCTTTTTCCAGATAAGAAGAAAAACCGCCTATGTCCCCCTTATATGTGTCTAACCAAGCATTTTGAGTGTTATAAAAGTCTCTTTCTGCTTTAGCTAATTTAGCAATACCTCTAACGTACTGTGCAACAGTCTTAGGATCAGCGGTAGAAGACAACTCGCCACCTAACACCAAAGCAACGTCTTTGTCAGATGCAGGGCCGACAGGCAAGTTTGCAACAGCACGAGAAACACGCAGTCTATCCGCAGATTTACGCAAAAGAGTTACTTCGTCTTCACTACCTAAAATACTTTTTATAAACTCTTCACCCTGAGCTATAACACCGCCTGTCATTCCTTCTGCCGCTGCTTTCTCTAATCTATTAGCCACAGCATTAGCTTCTATAGCTTGTTTACCAGCTACATTAGCCAAGTCTAAATTTTCAGATTGTAACCTAAGCAAAGTCGCAGACTGCCTACCCATGTCTTTAGTATCTATTTCTTCTCTTAAAACTATCGAGGGGTCAACTTTGTCTAAAAACTGAACAACATTTGCGCCTTTTTCTGCATCGTAAAACTTTTGAACAGTGTAACCTTCTTTCCCTGCTCCTTTAGGCGGTGGCAAGTATTCGCCTGTTGTAACGTCTAATACATTGTTACCAACTACTTTGTATCTATCGTTTGCGTCAATTTTTGCAAAGCTGTCTACCTCTTGTAAAGACATACCTTGATCTGCTAAAGCTAACAAATCTTTACGTTTTTCTCCATACTTTTCAGTAATAGCTGTTTTTGTTGCGTCTATTAAACCAGCTTTTGCAGTTAGCTTTTGTTTTTGCTCCTGCATCTGCTTAATCCTAGCCAAAGCTCTAGCAGCTCCTGCTGGGTCACCACGCTGTTGCAACAACTGAGCTGCTTGACGCAATTCAGCAGGGTCTTGAGAAGTAGCTAGTTTACCTATTCTCTCTTGCGCTTTTAAATCAGCAATTTGTATTTGTTCTTGTGGAGAAGCTGCACCAGCCATTCCTGTTCCCATTAAACCACCAACAGCACCTTGTAGTCCACGAGCCATATTATCGCTTTGTTGTTGTCCAAAAGCTAAGCGCCACTCTGCTGATGACATGTTAGGATTAGGTCGTTGTTGTTGAGGCATCCCCGTAAGGAGTCCTGCTATATCTTGTCTAGCCATTGTTATTTCTCCTTATCCAAAAATTGAACCCCAAAAACCACCACCACCAGAATTTGGATTAGTCATGCCTGCTTCTGCATATAGCTTAGCTATCTGAGCTTCTTCTAACGCAGTAGGGTCTTTACCCATAATAGCCTTTAACAATCCTTCATTCTGCTTAAGCTCTAAACGACTAGCTAAATCTCTAGCGCCTAGGTTAGCAGTCAGACCACCTAGCTCAAGCTCTGAACCAATTTCTGTACCTGTTCTACGTCCAATATCAGCAAAACCCGCAGACGGAGTAGCAGCACCATATAGACTCAATGCTCGTTCTTGTGGGTTATAAGCAGCGTTCATTAGACCAGTAGCGCCTGCTAAAGACTGTTGTTGTTCAGCTAGTGCCTGTTGACGAGCGCCTAATGACGCACCTGCTTGTGCTTCTGCTTGTGCTTTAGCCATTGCAAACTGCTCAGGAGAACCACCATACTGTGCAGTGGAGATACCGCCACGACCACTAGCAAACAAGTTCTCTTGCATAGCTAAACGGTTACGTTCTTCTTCAGGGCGCTGTGTGGCTCTTATTTGCTCGTATATGGCTGCTTGCTGCGCTGCTGGGTCTTGACCTACCTGTCCAAATAAACCTCGCGATTGAGCCATTAACTGCTGCTGCATCGCCTGCTGCTCTGGAGATAGGTTAACATCAAAACCTCCAGCAGCATTACCAGCTACACTACCTAAGCCACTAGTGACAGTGTAAGGTTTAAAAGTAGTGTCTTCACGGGCGCGTCCTGCTAAACCAGCCATACCTGTTTGTGCTTCTTCGCCAAACTTTTTAGTGTCTTTAATACTTTCGTCAGATAAGTAATAAGAACCTGCCGCGCTTAATCCGCCTTGCAGTGCATCCATCCAGTTAGCCATTAGTAGCTTCCTCCAGTAATAGTTCCAGCCGTTAGTGTACCTACAATGTTCACGGTAGGGGCTGTAACAGTACCTGTGAAAGTTGGACTAGCTGTGTTAGCTTTAGAAGCACTAGCCGTAGCGATGTTGTTATACTCTGTATCAATCTCTGATCCTTTAACAATCTTGTTGGGATCGCCAGTGGTTAGAGCATCTTTAGCTGCAAAGTTGGTTGTCTTTGTGTAATTAGACATTAGATTAGTCTCCCTAATATGGCATGTATGTCAATTTTTTGGATAGAAAAAGCAGAGTTGTTGATTTCAGCTTCAACACCGATAGTAACTACTTCGCCACTGCCTGCTGTGTTTACTCGTGGAGTGTTAACAGTAGCTGCCGCAGTGTACTCAGCGTTTGTGTTGTATTCAGAAACACCGTACTCTCCAGGATTTGTAGAACCTGTTAGCGTAAAGGATTGCTTAGTGAATGCAGAGGTGTAGTCGTAACCCCAGTTTAAAACAGCTTGTGCGTTCTGACCACCGATAACAGTCAGGTTAAACTTCTTCAGGAACTTGAGGTTTGCTGAGTTACCAAAGTCTAGCGCATTGCTGAAGTAGCGCATTTGATACTTAGTAGCACCGTCTAGGTACGTACCATACTCAACAATGCCTTCATCGTGTCCCATGTATAGTTGATCATCAGCAAAGATAGCAAAGGATATTGGCTTAATAGCTGACCATGTTGTTACACGATACGCACCGTTCTCTAGAGGTGCTCTAAGATCAAAGCAGTACACTATCGAACTGTCTGGGAAGGTTAACAGATAGAAGGCATCCGTAGGGCTGTAGATGGACTTAATAGCTTCTCTACGCCCGTTAGCGTGTACCTCGATAGACAAAGACTGTAACAAGTCAGACCGTACATTCTTGCTAACATCGTTTAAAGGTAAAGACTTCTGTTGGAGAAGACGACCTAGTGACATAACACCACGACTAGACAAGAAGAACAGATCACTACCTGTAGACTGTACAGAGTCTCTAGCAACACAACCAACACCTTCAATGGTATCGGCTAATGTTAGATTAGCAGAAGGACTCTCGCCTCCTGAGTAGATGATAATGCTCTTCTTACCAAAGATAATCAGGAAGCCGTTATGCTCTGCAATCGACACAACTTCGTCATAACCTGTAGGCCAGACGGTTGTTAAATCTATAGAGCCTGCGGAACCACCCTGCCAATTATCGCCAGCTAGTAGAGAACTCCAGTAGATTGTATACTTGTTGTCAAACACGTCACAAGTCCAAACCCTACCAAAAGCAGCTAAGACTTCGTTACCTTGTGGAGCTGAGCCACCGCCTGTAGAAGTTAAACCAGTAAGTGTAGATGTACCTGCTACGCTTATTAAAGGTTGATGTTGCGATTGGTAAAAGTAAACATCGTTGTTAAACGACATAACCTTCCAGTTGTTGTCGCCGATAGTGTATCCAACAGGTAGAGTTACTTCAGTAAGTGTAGTAGTACCTGTAAATATCTTGTTATTACCACAGCTAAATACAGTTGTTTGACCTGCTCTGTTAATAAACTCAAAGATAACTTCAATGCCACGACTAGTACCTAAGACTGCTGCACCGTTGGTAGTAACTGTTTTGTAACCCTTACGCGCACCTATACGACCTAGCTTGTCAATGACACAGTTGTCAGCAACAGAGGCGTAGGAAGCATCAGAGGACAGCGGAGAGTCCTGTGTGTTCAGGCCAAAGAATCCTGGCGCTGCTACTGTAATGTTCTGTAGTGGTTTAGCCATTTAGGAATACCAGATAGTTTCTTCAGGGTGTTGTGAAGCATCAATAGCAATAGCGTCTGATAGAGTCCTGTCTGCCAAAGCAAACATCTCACCTGCGCTAGTACCTTGTGTCTCTCCACGCTCTCTAGCAGCTAATGCTGTTGCTACTTGCACAACAGGAGAAGAAGGAACAGCTAGTTTATCCGTGTCTTCGGTGAAGTCTGATGTACGTAGAACCACGTTAAAGCGTAGCTGGAACACACCACTAGGCTTAGGGTAGACATCAACAGCGTTGTCACCGTTAGCGTCTACACCGTTAAAGCTGTAGAACTGTGGTGAACCAATAGGCGGTGTCTCAATCAAGAAAGCATTGTCCATCCAACGAGAGGAACGATACTGCATGAAGAAGTCTGAGGTGTCGTTAATAACATCCAGCAGCTTCATACGGTTCTGAGAGCCTGTTAGAACGTAGTTAAACGTATCAGCAGTGGTAGAGACAGTTAACGTGGTACGAAGGGCTGTCCAGTCGTATGAGTCCTCTACAGAGCGTTTAGCGTCATTAACGAACTCTCCTATGAGTTTAGAGTAACTGTTCTGACCAACAGTGGTCACCTCGTCTTCTCTCAGTCTACGCATAACGCTGTTGACTAGCTGTAAATATGTCATTATTAGAACCTTCTCGTTAACATGCCTTGCGGCCTAGTTGGTTGTGCTGGTTGTATGAATCGTTGTAGCAGGTTAGCTTGTGCTGCTTCTGTTTCTTGTAGTCTACGAGCCTCTGACGCTTTAAAAGGCATTAGACGCTCTTGAGCTGTTATTGTTTGATCAATGCCTAGTAAGTCACCGAAGAGAGAGTCTGTAGTAGACGTAGCTGCTATAGGTGTGCTGCTTCCAGTGCCAACGCCACTACCACTGCCTTCACCGTCTCCTGAACCATCTCCTGAGCCTGTGCCATCACCAGTGCCAGTACCATCTCCAGTACCAGCACCATCACCTGTTCCGTCTCCTGAACCGTCTCCTGAGCCAGCGCCAGCACCATCTCCAGAGCCTTCTAATGTACCGTCACCAGTATCATCTCCTGTACCAGTACCAGTGTCTACTACAGGGGCTGTATCAGCACCTACTACAGGGTCTGTACCAATAGGAGATGTTCCTCCACCCGTACCGACACCACCGCCAAACACAGGGTCTTCTTCTTCTGACTCCTGTCCTGCTTCATGTTCCCAGCGATTCTGCTCTGTTGCAGAAACAACACCATCGTTGTTATAGTCTATATCGTCAAACGTACCACCTAAGAAACCATCAGGGAATCTTGTAGCAAAAACATCTTCAGCATAGGTGGTTTCTGTTTCTTCTGGCACAGGATCAGCAGGGTAATTACCATAAACTTCTTCAAGAGTCTTACCAGCTTTTAAATCATCTACGTGCTTACCGCCCATCCTTTCGTATTCAGCTTCAAGTCTTTCTCGCAAAACAGGATCAGTTTCTTTAATTGTTACATCATATACTTGACGTTGAGCAATGCTGTCGTGGATGTTTTCGTCCCACACAGTAGGGTCAGCAACAATAACAGGGTCTTCTTCTATAGGGTCTGGATCGCCTTCAATAGCTATACCGTCACTAGGGTCTGTTGTGCCACCACCTGCTGAGCCGCCAGTTGTGCCACCACCTACTTCACCGCCGCCTTCTGCACCACCGCCTTCTTCGTCTTTAGGTATTGTTGGGGGAGGTATAACCTCATCTGGCTTTTCAGCTTCGAAAGGCTCTGCGTCAAGTTTTGCTAGTCTGTCAGCTTCAGCTTTGTCAGCAGCTATCTGAGCAGCTTCAGCATCAGCAGCAGCTTTAGCATCGGCAGCAGCTTTAGCATCGGCAGCAGCTTTAGCATCGGCAGCAGCTTTAGCATCGGCAGCAGCTTTAGCATCAGCAGCAGCTTTAGCATCAGCAGCAGCCTTAGCATCGGCAGCAGTCTTAGCAGCAGCGTCAGCAGCAGCTTTAGCAGCCCTAGCATCTTTATCTGCTTGTAGATCTAAGGCAGCTTGCTTCTCTCTATCAGAGTTTGCTTTAGCTTCAGCAGCAGCCGCGTCTG